ACATCGCACAGACCGGGGACCTGATGGCCGGCAAGTGGGCGTTCCAGGCCTATGTTGAAATGCCTGGCTGGAAGGGTTTTGGCGAAGTTGCCTATCACACGGTAAGCCGCCCAATTTAAGGACAAGAAGATGAGCACAAGAGAAGAAAGAGCGTGGGCTGGTTCGCAGTCCAGTTATGAGAGGGCGCTGGAGATTGAGGCGAATATCGCCGATGCCATGAAGGCAGGCAAGCACGACGACAAGGAGGATGGCGGCTATCCGCGCCTGCTTTCGGTCGATAACGGGGTTGCCACTATCAACATTTCCGGCAGCCTGATGAACTCCGATAGTTGGTTGCTTGAGATGTTCGGCGCCACGGGTTACCCGGAAATCCGGGACGCGCTTCTGGCCGCGGTCAATGACCCTGACGTGAGCCACATCCTGCTGAATATCGATTCCGGTGGCGGGGCCGTCTCCGGGTGCGACGACACGGCCAAACTGATCAAGCTGATCAACGACAAGGTGAAGCCGGTAACCGCCTACACTGCCTCGATCATGGCGTCGGCCGCTTACTGGCTGGGGTCTTCCGCTGGCGAGGTGCTTGCAGGGCGTTCTGCGCTGGTTGGCTCGATCGGGGTCAAGGCCACGTTCAAGGAGTACTCCAAGCAGAATGCCATGGAGGGAGTAACAGTCACGGTCATCCGCGCCGGCAAGTACAAGGCTTTGGCTGACTCCAATGAACCACTGACGCCCGAAGCCGAGGCCCAGATCAAGGCTGTTGTCGATGCCACGTACGAAGTGTTCGTCGATCATGTGGCCGAAGCGAGGGGTAAACCATACGCTTACACCGACAAGACGATGGCGGATGGGCAGGAGTTCATCGGCAAGGCGGGTGTTGAGGTTGGACTGGTCGACAAAATTGCAACATTCGATGAAGTGATTGGCGACCTGCGTCGAAAAAGTGTTGCATTATTGCCACAAACTATGGATAATCGCGGTAATCATAGCGGCTCACTATCGCGTGCGGTCGCTGCGCAAGTTCCTGGAGGGGAAGATATGGGTAAAAGAGCGCTGACCGAGGCCGATATAGCGGCCCTGGCTGCGGGTGGTCTCACGGGTGCGGCAACTACGGTGTCTAGCGGTGAGTCGCTGGACGATGCCGAGTCCGCCAAGATCGAGGCTGAGAAGGCGGCGACGCTGCAGGCACAAGCTGACGCGCAAGCGGCGGCGGATGCTGCGGAAGCGGCCAAGGTCGAAGCCGATGCTGCACAAGTTGCCAAAACTGCTGAGAGTGTGCAGTTGCTGACTGCGCAACTCAAAGAGAAGGATGCGGCGCTGCTGCAGGCCGGCATCGAGTTGAGTAAGGTCAGCGAGAAGCTCACCGAGGTTACCGCGGTCTTTGACCCTCTCGTGACCATCGCCATGAAGTCGGCCGGGAATATGAGCGTGGCCATGAACGGTAGCGCCAACATTTGCGCCGGCATGACGCCTGCCCAGGTAGTTGCCGAGCACGCCCGCCTGGTGCCCCTCTTTCAGGCCAAGTATCCGGTCGGCGGGGTTGCGGCACTGAGCAGCGCCGAAGACACACAACAGACGCAAATCGATCCGCGTCACAAAGCCCGCGTGAATGCGGTTCGTTTTCAAAAGTAAGGAGAACAAAGCATGGCCAAGTTCAAGATGAAAGAGCTGGTTGGCGTTGAAGGGATTACCGCCCGACTGGGTGTTGGTTCGGTCAACTCGACTCCAGCCAACGCCTATACCGACAAGGAAGTCGGCAAGTTCGTGAAGCTGTCAGGCACGGATGCCTACGTTCTGTGTGTGGTCGGCGACCCCATTCAAGCGTCTATCGCTGCCGTTGAGACCTATACGGCCGACGACTTTTCGCTCGGCACCGTGTCGCCCGGCGGACGCCGCCGCGTCCTGCTCGACGGTTCGCAGGCAGCCGGTACCGGCTCCATCGCCATCGGCGATTACGTTGTCACCGGGACTCCTGTTGCGCTGGGTACGGCGCTCACCCTGACCACTCCGGCCAAGGTGCGCAAAGCTACTAACCAGCCCGGAGCAGTCCCCGCTGACCTGACCGCGGCCGGTCAGCAGGCGTTGAACTCCATCTATGCGTGGCGGCTGGTGTCGTTCGACAACGCTGGCGCGGTTGGTGATTTTGGCGTCATTGAACGCGTGAACGGCTAAGGAGAACTGACATGGCAAGTTTTTTCGACGCACAAGGTGCGATCCAGCAATTTGAAGTGAACCTCGACGTGGTCCGCGATGCGGCTTCGTCCGGGCGGTCCGTTCGTGACCACGTCAACGCCACGCTCGACACCAATGTCGAAGCCTACGGCGACGCGTTTTCGCAACTGTGTGCCAGCGAAGGTATCGTCCTGGTGCCGAGCAAGCGTAACGGTCTGCGTTCGCCGAGCCTCAACGCGGTGCTTGAAGGGCGTCCGTCGCTCGAGGCGGGCACCATCGTTCGGCAACCGTCGAGCCAGGCCCGGGTCCTGCTGATGCCGGCGATCGGCGCGTTGATCGAGGACAAGCTGGTCTCCGACCTGGAGATGAACGCCAATGCTTTCGACGCGATGATCGCTCTCGACGAGACGATCGCTGACGAGTGGTTGCTGTGGCCCGAGATCAACTTCTCGGCACCGGAAGCGGCCCGCTCGCAGGTCATTTCCCAACTGGCCAAGCCGGCCGCCATGATGTCGATCACGACCTCCGAGAAGTCGGTCCGCATCCCGACCTTCGCGCTCGGCGTCGAGTGGTCGCAGCAGGCCACCAAGTACGTCAACCTCGACCTGATCACGCTGGCTATCGCCCGTCAGGTGGCTACCGAGCGCAACGCTCGCGCCAACGAGAACCTGTTGAACGTCCTCAACGGCGATCTGGACATGGGTCAGGCGTCGCTGGCATCGCTTGGCAAGAGTGTGACCGCGGTGTCGCTCGATCCGGCAGCCACGACCGGTATCACGCAACTGGCCTGGATGCAGTACCTGTACCTGAACTCCAAGCAGCGGCGCATCACGCACCTGGTCACCAACATTGCCGGTGCCCTGGCCATCGAGAACCGCGCCAACCGGCCGACCGTCGTTCAGGACAACCCTGGCAGCAAGCGTATCGATGCCACGGTATCAGTGTCGAACCCGACATGGGCTCCCGATCTGCCGATCTTCATCGTCGATCCGTCTGTAGGGTGGCCTGATAAGACTATTCTTGGTATTGACAAACGCTCTGCACTACATAGGGTAACGAGCACTAATGCTTCGTATGAAGCCCAGGAGACCTTCGTGCTCAAGCGTTCTAGTGCCATGCGCTTCGACTTTGGTCAGATCGTTCGCCGCTTGTTCACCGATGCGCATCAGGTCCTGACGTACTCGTAATGAGTGGGTAGTGTGCGGCAATAAAGACACCGGCCTCGGCCGGTGTCTTTGTTTGGACCAATAGCCTTGAAACAAGGGCATGTATATCAACCATTGACAACTCAACAGCCTTGTTGCATATGCGCCTGTGGGCTGACACAATATTTGATGAAGAGTCAAGGTATTCCGGCGTTAGCTTGAATTGCTTTATCCCGATCCCGAATGGAATCATGTGGCTATGTTGTAGTGGGTTGTCCTCTGAGCCAGGCTCACCGCAGTGCACGCACACACGGCTGTGCCGCTTGACGATGTACCGCACAGGCATTCGTCGCATGTACGTGTCCCACTCACTGTCTAGCAAGAACACCCGACCATCAAATGACATGACATTTTCCTATGTAGGTTCGCAAAGCAGCACTCATTACGTGCGACATGCGCATGTTCAATTTCAGCAAGGTGTTTGAGCTAGTCCCAAAAACTTCCGGAACACGTGTTGCAACTACTACTTCCAGAGCACTATGATACTCCTCTAATTAATAGAGTTAGATAATGTTAACTTAGATGCTGCCAACCGTCAACATTGGAGCACTGCCCGGCAGCCTTCGGCAACACCACCCACAGCCCACCCAAATCTGATAAAATTCGTGTACCAAGTTTGGAGGTTCATATGGCTCGTCCACAAACCGTACGTCAAACCAGCATCGAGCCCGGTACGCCGATCGAGGTCAAGGCCAAGCACCCGCCCTTTGTCGATCAGGTGGAGGCAGTCACTATCGGTGGGGAGTTCCAACTGGTGAAGTGGCACCCGTGGCTTCAGTCCAACATTGATGCCGGCTGGCTGATCACACGATGATCACCGACTACACAACCTACGACGACGTGCGCGCCGTCCTCGGCGTATCCGCCGAGGACCTTGAAGACGCCACCCTGGCCCTGAAAGTCTACTCGGACTATCTCGAAGGCGAGATGGAGGACGTGGACGTCGGACTGCCAGACACTTACGCCGACATTCAATTGATCGACACCCCAACGAGTGTTGAGGCGCGCTTCCTGCGTGCCTGCAGTCTGTTCGCGACCTACGCCGTGGCCCGCCACCTGGCCGGCGCCCTGCCCTTGTTCGCTGCCAAGCAGAATACGGACGGCAAGGCCGAGGTGCAGCGCTTCGACACCTCCTATCGGGATACCATCAAGAGCGTCAACGAGCAGTATGGGAAAGTGCGCGAGCGCTTGATCGCCGCCATGGCCGCGGTTGGAACAACCGCTGCTGCGGTAACACCTGCCGTTTACATGTCCGTCGTCTCCCCCTCCTACGACCCCGTCACCGGAGTCTGACGATGGACCGTCTATCCGCCCTGTTGGTACTGTTCTGCAAGGGAGCGGCCGTGGCTGATCCGGCATTGTGGAAGACTCGGCAGATCACGGCCACGGTCATGACCGGTTTGATTGTGGCGGCCGTGGCCGCGTTGAATGCTTTTGGCATTCAGGTGCCCATCGGCGATGGTGACATTGAGCCGCTCGCTGTTGCCATCATCGTAGTAGTGAACACGGTGCTGACCCTGACCACGAGCAAGCACGTTGGTCTGCCTGCACCCGAGGATGTAAAGTGAGGCTTTACAGTGCAGCCCGCCTGGCGGATGACACGATCGCCACCGATGCCTACGGCACGGACACCATCAAGGTCCAGTACGATGCCCTCAGCTATGCAAAAATAGATGGTGTAGCGGTAAAAAAGCGGGCCATCTCTACGGCACCAGATGTGACCATGCCGGCGAGGGGGGCTATCACCATAGATGGTCAAACCTACCTCGTCGGACATGGCGCACCTGATTACTGGAAGGGCGCGACGATTCGGGTGAACTATGTCATTCAGGGTGTGGACGGCCTGGCATCTTTGACCAGCATTACCGGTGACCTTGTCGGCACCACTCCCCTGACCGCGTACGCGGCGCTGGTGTTCAGCAAGTATGTGCCGGAGGCCGATGTCTCTGGCAAGTACCCACCACAATACCAGGTCTTTCTCGACGGCGCAGAGCCTGCGCCTGCTGATTCGCTGATCCGCCTCAACGGTGTGCTCTACCTCGTCAAGGAGAGCTACCTGTCGAACTCCGGCCTGCGCATCGCCCTCGTCAATGCGATCGACACGCCTGCACGCGAGACGGCCACGTTCAACTCGAGCATGTACGACCCGATCACCGATAGTCGTGTCGATACGCCGACCTCGGTCGAGGTGTTGCGCGTCAAATGGCAGGAGCACTTCCGCTACCTGACCAAGGCGTCAGAGACCTACGAGCGCGGTGACCAGCAAGTGTTCGTGTTGAAGTCGGTCACGCCGAAACCATCGGACAACCTGACACTTTCGGACGGTGTGTGGCGTGTTCTCTCTGCACAGGACGAGGGCACGCTGTGGAGCCTGCATGTCCGTCGCGCTTAAAGGGCTGCCAGAGTTCAACGCCGCGGTGAAGGGGTGGTTTGCGCAGGTTGAACGTGAGGCTGCCAAAGCAGCAACGGGTCTTGCCAAGCAGGTATTCGAGAAGGTGTTAATTGAGTCGCCGCAGTTCAGAGGCGACTTCGTGGCCAACTGGAAGGTCTCAATCGGGGCGCCTGCCCCAGCATCAGAGTTCAAACCCGGTGTGATTCCTAGAAAGTACGGTGAGCACAGGGGTAGCGACTGGCTGGGCACCTTCACACCGTACAAGCGTGGCGACCCGGAGGGTATGAACTATGCCCGGGCCAATGCGACGTGGTCGCCGATCAGACTGGGCCAGAGTATTTTCATTTCCAACTCGGCCGAGCATGACGAGTATTACGCGTGGAAGATTGAGGAAGGCAGCATCAAGTTTCGGCCGGTGAATGCCGGCGCTGGTGCGGCCGGGCGCCGATCGGTGGAATTTGTGCAGCGAAGTTTCGCAGTGATCGGCAGATCGCAGTTCGACATTCTGAGAAAGATCGGGACATGACCTACGTTGAAGCCAGAGATGCCGTCGTCAGTTATTTCAATACAGCGTGGAACAACCTGTACCCGACTTTTCCGGTGTTCTATGAGAACACCACTCAAGTAGACTTAGACAAGGTTGGGCCTGGATTTTTGGCCGTCTCGATTGACTTCGAGGATGCGCGGCGCCTGGACATTGACCCGGAACCGAACACTGAGTCCTACGGCAGTGTCGGCATGCGCCTGTTCGTCAAGGAGGGGGCAGGCATTCGCGGCGTACTGTCGATGCAGGACGCCCTGAATGCGATCATGAAGTACCGCAAGCTCGGGGCCTTGACACTGGAGTGTCCGACGCCCGGGCGCAAGATCGAGAAGGACGGGTGGGTGAGCCATGATCTGTCGGTGCCCTTCCGCTTCATCTGGTGACTATCGACACGGCGACTTGCATTGTCATAAGCTATCAAGTAGAATTGCCAGTACGTAAACTTCCCGCAGTGGGATCGCCTTGAACTTACCCAGCATCAAGCTCCACGAAACGCTGATTCGCCTCGCCAAGGGTATGATCAGCGCGTGGGAAGAATGGCTCAAAGCCCAGAAGGCCTGAGCCGCAATTTATACAGCATCACCGAGCACGCGGCAGGTCTCTTTCGGCACTCGTCGAAACTCACCATAGCCATGAGCCTCCTCGGAACTACCCAGGAGACTTACCATGGCTATCACCCTCAGTACCGGCGCCACCCTCGCGGTCGCCAAAACCTATGCTGCTCCATTGTCGTTTTCGGCCATCTCGAACGCGTCTGACCCAACTTGTACGGTCACTGGCTCCACCATTTCTGGTGGCGACTATGTCGAAGTCAGCTCGGGGTGGGGCCTACTCGATAAACGGGTCCTCCGCGTAAAGGCCGGGTCCAGTGCAACGGCGCTGATCCTGGAAAACGTTGACACCTCGGACACGACCAAGTACCCGGCCACTACCGGCACCGGCAGTGTCCGCAAGGTCACGGCCTGGTCGCAGTTGTCGCAGGTCAAGAGCATTTCGGCCAGCGGCGGCGCGCAGAACTTCGCGGACATCACCTCGATCGAGGACGTGGTCGAGCGTCAGATTCCGACCACTCGCGGTGCCGTGACGATGACCGCCGACGTGTTCGATGACCCGACGCTGGCGTGGTACACGGACGTGACCGCCGCCGATGCGGCGCGCACCCCGTACGGCCTGAAGATGACTTTCCCGAACGGCTCGAAGCTGGCAGCCAACGCGTATTGGTCGCTGCTCAAGGTCCCGACCATGGGCAATAAAGAGGCCCTGATGACGCAGATCACCATGTCGTACGCTGCTGAACCGGTTCGCTACGCGAGCGGCGCATAACGCCACGTAACATGACGGAACCGCAAGCTGTGTGCAGTTAGCGGTTCCAGCGGAACCCACCAGTCACCGGAGAACCCGGGCGCATTTACCCCGATTTGTGCGCAGGCTGGTGGACCATTCAAATCGGGGACCAAATCGGGGACCACTATCATGTTTGTTCTACAGCCAAAACCAACCTTCAAACTCTCTGTTGCCATCCCGCGTCTCGACGACGAGGATGCCACCATCGAGTTCGAGTTCAACCACAAGGACCGCAAAGGTCTNNCGCTTGGCGAAGGTGAGACGGCGCGCAAAGACGTGGATGCGCTGGGTGAGTTGGTCAAGGGCTGGTCCGGTGTCGATGTCAAATACTCGCCCGAGGCCCTCGGCACGCTGTTCGACAACTTCCCGGGTGCCCCGGTGGCCATTCTCGAGGCCTATACCAAGGCCTTGGCCGAGGGTAAGAGAAAAAACTCGTAGTCCTGGCTGCCCGGATGTATGACCCTGGGCCGTCAGATGAAGAGTTGCAGAAGCTGGGTCTGAAGCGTGAAGACGTTGAGGACAACAGCGACTTCGAGGTGTGGCCCGAGAACTGGATGCCGTTCATGGTGTTCAGCGACGTCTCAACGCAGTGGATCATGGGGCCGGGTGGCCCCACTGGTCTGGACTATACCCAGGTCAAGTGGTCGATGAGCCTGCGGAAGGTAAGCAAGAAGGAGCGCCTGCCGACGCTCCATGACGTGCAAGTGATGGAAGCCTCTGCACTCCGCAAGATGGCCGAGAAATAACTCAAGGATGATGACATGTCAGATGGCGTAAACTCAGCAGCGACACTGTCACTTGAGATTTCGACTCGCGATGCCCATGAGAAGCTGACTGCCCTCGAGACCCGCATGACGGGGCTTGGGGCCAAGCTGGAGTCGTTACTCCACGCTGGAGGGGTGGCATCAGCGGGCAGTCTCGACGAGTTGGCCAAGAGGATGCAGACCAACCTTGACCAGCAGGTCAAGGCGGCCACTGCGGGACTCAGTGCGCAACTTGCGAACCAGCAGAAGCTCATCGACGACTTCAACGCCAAGAGCCTGGACGCTAGTAAGGGTGTACGCACGAGCCTTGCATCAGGCTCTGCCAGTCTGGCGGGCAGCCTGCAACTCGACGAGGGGCAACTCACTCGTTTTTACGGGCGGATGAAGGCGGCGGGCCTTGAGAGCGTCAAGGCGCTTGAAGAGGGTATTACTAGAGCCAACTTCACTAAGTCCAACAACGTCATCGAGGCGTTTCGCAAGAACACCGAGGCCAGCCTTCAAGGTGTCCTCCGCATGTCGCGTGAAGCACAGCAGGCGCTTAGGAGTTATGGCCCCCAGACCGCGGCTGATACCTACGGGCAGTTCCTTGTGGGGGGTGATGCTGAGGCACGGGCTAACAAGGCGCTGGCGGCACTCGCTAAAGATCGGCAGGTAAATGAGCAACGCCTAGCGCAGGAAAAAACGGCAACCGATAGCGTCGCCATTGCCAATAGAACAAGGGCCGCTGAGGAAAAGCTCGCGGCTGAGACGGTAGCTGTTTCCGCAAGGACAAGGGCCGCTGAGGAAAAGCTCGCGGCTGAGACGGTAGCTGTTTCCGCAAGGACAAGGGCCGCCGAGGAAGCGAAGGCGTCTGAGTCCTTAGCTGTTATTAGAAGGACGAGGGCCGCTGAGGAAAAGCTCGCGGCTGAGACTGCGGCCATTGCGGCAAGGACGCTGGCAGATGAGAAGCGCATTGGTGCTGAGAGGGCTGCGTGGCAAGTGCGCCAACTTGACCTTGAGCGTAACTATATACTGGCGTCACAGGCTCAACGTCTAAAAGCAGCGATCGACGCTCGCAAACTGATTGACGCCGGTTATAAAGGCAATCTGGCCAGTGAGTTTGCCCCGAGTACAGTCGCTCTTGCATCTAGCACAAGCGTAAAGCAACTTGAGGCGCAGTATGCGGCACTCGCTGTGGCAACAAGGGGGGCTGCTGGAGCGCAACTCCACTGGAACGAGATTGCGCACCAGGGCAATGGACTGGCCCGTGGTCTGGCCGGATCACTTGGGGGTCTGTGGCTAACCTATGGATCGCTGGTGCCACTTGTTGCCGCCGCCGCCCTGGCCAGTTCACTAAAGGCTGTGATCACCGTAGGTAAAGACCTTGAGTATCAGTTCACTTATATCCAGGCTATTACTGAGGGCACAGTAATCTCTCTGAACGAGCTTGGGGATGCAATCAAAGGCACCATCTTTACCCCTACTGAGGCAGCCGGAGCACTAAGGATACTGGCGCAGGCCGGCCTTGAGGTGAACGAGGCGATGGCCGCCCTGCCCAGTGTCCTCAAGCTCGCCACCGTGGGTGAAGTCGATGTGGCCGGTGCGGCCTTGACAACGACGTCGGTTATGCACACGTTCGGTTTAGCCGTAAGTGACATCAGTCACATTGGCGACGTGTTTGCGAGCGCAGCTAGATTGTCTGCAACGTCCGTCAAAGAGATGATGGAGGCGATGAAGCAGGCGTCGTCGGTGGCCAACATCTTTGGGGTATCGGTTGAGGAGACGGCCGCGGCCCTTGCGACCCTGGCCAACCGAGGCATTGAGGGGTCAGCAGCAGGTACCGCGATCAGAAACATGGTCAAGGAACTCGCCTCCCCTGCATCCAAGCGTGCAGCAGAAGCATTGAAACAGTACGGTATCGAGATTTTCAACGCAGATGGTAGTGCCAAGAAGTTCACGGCAAACCTGAAAGAGCTATCAAACGTGACGGCGGTGATGTCGTCACAGACGAAGGCGCGCTTCCTCGAAGACATGTTCAACGAGCGTGGCGCAAAGGCTGCCAACATCCTGCTCACAGACCTTGAGAAGATGAACCAGACTCTCAAGGAAATTGAGATGTCATCAAGGGGCCTGGGGTTCATGACTGAAGCCCAGGTAAGGGTTGCGCAGTCACTCGACGGCATGATGAAGGCCGCCAAGTCAGGGCTGGAAGAGACCTTCGCCAAGGTATACCAGAGCGTTCGTCCAGAGATCGAGGGGATTGTGGATAGCCTCGGCAAATTGGCCAGGAGTGATGGGCTGAAGACGACGCTTACTGTCATTGCTAATGGGTTCATCAACTTGACCGAGGCACTAAGGGAGCACGCCACTATCATCGGTACTGTTGCAGCAGCTTATGCAGGCTTTATCATTGTGAAGACTGTCGGCACCTTGCTCACAGGACTATCAATAGCAGCGTGGGGTGCGACATCTGCGCTGGTAGGGCTTAACGGTGCGATTGCTGGTCTGGTAGTTACAGGTAAAGCCGGAGGCGCTATAGCCATTATTACACGGCTCGCAACACTCCTTAATGGCCCTCTTCAAGTGGGCATTATCGCGGTAAGCGCTGTCGCTGCTATCTACGCCATGCGTATGAGGGAGACAGACGATAGCATTGATAAACTACTGGGGTCAACCAAAGACCTAAGCGATGCTCAGGGTCGCTTAAACAACTCAATGCTGCAAGGGTTGCAAGGGCTCATCGACTCGAATAAATTACAGGCCGAGAGAATAAGGCTACTCCGTGAGGGCAAGTCGGCCGCCGATGCCGCAGCACAGTCGTCAGATAATCTGGGGTATGCGCAGGCCAAGGTGGCCGCCCAGTCTGCAAAGGACGCAGAGGCAGCAGCACTTGCAAATCTTGGGTCATCAAAATTCGCTGACGAGGGGGGCAGGGCTGCACGTGGTGAAGACCAGAGCGATGCGTATAAGAAGGCCCAGGCGCAGTTTGAGCGGGCTGTTGAGTACAGGAAGAAGGCAGAGGAGCAACTCGCTGTATCGGCTACCGGGTCTATTAAGGCTAGCATGGAGGGTCGTGCAAAAGAGGCTCAAGATATCGTTGAGAAGGCCCACGCTGAAGTCCGTGTGCAGAATGCGAAGTTTGAACAGATAAAAGAAATAGCGAGACTGGCGCAGAAGGAAATAGATAGCGGGGCGACCATCAGTGCCGAGCGCAGGAAGCGGCTTGACAAGGACATAGCCAGGGGGGCTGGGGCTGAGAAGTTCGCTCCAATAGACCCGAAGACGTCTGAGACAGAGGCGACGAAGATTGAGTTGCGTAGGCGTGAAGACTTCATCGCTGAGCATGACCCAGGGTATGTTGCATATAAGGCCCCGTCAAAAACTGGCCGCGGAGAACTCAAAGACTATCGAGCTATCCAGAACGATAACCTGTCGTCTGCCTTGAAGCGTGAGCAGATAAAACTGGGCACGGAACTCGTCGGCGTCGAGGTCGAACTGGCTGCACAGACAATAAGCGCAGCAGTGGCCCAGGAAAGAAAGAACGCCGCCTCCGTTGCCGAACTGGAGGTGGAGCGCGAGATTATTGCTCAGTACCTGAAAGAGGCTACAGCCAAGGGCGATGAAGTTCAGATTAGAAAGATTCAGAATGACCTCGACGAGAATGCACTAAAGATCGCAAAGCAGAGGGAGCAGGCAGGCCTCGATCTCATAAAGGTCTTCACCGCCAACACGAACGCGATCGAGGACGCTGGTCTGGCGTCGGCCAACTACGCCCAGGACCTGCAGTTCGAGATCGACATGATGGGCCGTACGTCTGCCGAGGTGGCCCGGTTACGCATCGAGTACGAGCAAATGCGGGCCATCCAGAACCTGAACGTGCGTGCTGACCGCAACCTCGACAACCCGGAGGTCATCCAGGCGCTACGGGACGAGATCAACGCCAAGGCTGCGGCCAGGCTGGCTGACGCCGAGTATCAGGAGTCCTATGCCGGGGGCTGGGCCAAGGCATACGACGCTTACACCAAGAGCGCCACGAGCGCGGCCAAGCAGGCTGCGGACGCGTTCCAATTGATGTCCTCTACCATGGAGAATGCCCTTGATGAGTTCCTCAGCACGGGCAAGTTGAATTTCGCTGACTTCGCCAAGAGCCTGATTCTCGGCATGGCCAAGATCGAGGGTCGGGCACTTCTGGCGAAGATGAGCCTTTCGGCTGGTGGTGATTCAGGTGGCGGGTTCGGGAGTGTGGTCAAGAGCCTGCTCGGCGGAATCATGAGTATGTTCGGAGGAGGCGCGAGTGCTTCAACAACGGCCGTCCAGTCGGCAGGCGGGGTGGCCAACTCGACGCCGTGGGCCAAGGGCGGAGCCTTTATCGGATCACCGAGCTTGCACCAGTACGCGAACACGGTCCAGACTACGCCGAGAATGTTTGAGTACCAGAACCTGCACGGATTTGCCAAAGGCGGGATATTTGCCGAGGCCGGCCCCGAGGCCGTGATGCCAATCATGCAATCGGAGTTGGGCCGCGACAGCAAGGGGCGCCTGGGCATCAAACGCAACACGGGCGACACCTACAACCTGAAGGTGGTCGTAATGGGTAGCAACAACGCGCCAGACGTGCGGCGGTCGGCGGGCCAGGGTGCCCGAGAAGCCCTTGCCGCATTCAAGGGCGCACACAGGTTTGAGTGAGGACTGAGAAATGGCTGAGTTTCTGGATGAGGTGTTGCCGGTTGATGTACGCATGGGCGCTACCTATGCTGACGGATACAACGTGGAGATCACCACGACGGCGAGCGGAGCGGAGTACCGGAAGCTGACACATCCGTTCCCTGTGCGCAGTTTCCACATCAACTTCACGCTGTTGCGCGATGATCTGATGGCCCGTGTTTTGGCTGTGTATCATCGGGCCTATGGGATGTATGCCGGATTCAGGGTAAAATGCGTCGATGACTTCAGCACGAACAATCACCGCGATGTTCCAACCTCCCTTGACTGGGTTCTCCCCAAGATTTCGAGCGGGGTCTATCAATTGGTCAAGGGGTACGGGAGCGGTGGAACGCCACTGGGTATCGGGCTGCCTTACCGCAACATCTACAAACCCCAGTCTGGCAGCGTCGTCGTGTCGAAAAACGGGGTCACACTCAGTTCCGGGGTCAGTGTGGACTACACGACCGGGCGCGTGACGATTACCCCGGCTCCGACCACCGAGGTGATCCGCGGCGGGTGCTACTTCCATATCCCTTGCCGGTTCAACAGCAAGATTGAAGTATCGGCCGTATCGGCTGAGTTGCGGGACCTGAGCGGGGTTGATATTCTGGAGTTGCTCGCACCATGAAGAGTGTAGTTGCCGATTACCGCTACCGGGTGCTGTGCCTACGCATCGTGCCCGTCACCGGCTCGCCGATCTACCT